ATGGCTATCCAATATGCAGTGATCGCAGGCGGCTGTTTCTGGTGTACAGAAGCGGTCTTTAAAGATGTGATCGGCGTTGAGTCAGTGGAAAGTGGTTATACCGGCGGTGCGCGCCCTAATCCCACCTACGAGCAGGTGTGCAGCGGCGCAACCGGTCATGCCGAAGCCATTCGTATTGGTTTTGATCCTGAAAAGATCAGCTATGGCGATTTGCTGGACATCAGCTTTGCGACCCACGATCCGACCCAGCTCAATCGTCAGGGCAATGACATCGGTACACAGTATCGTTCCGCGATTTTTGTTGAGACGCCGGAGCAGGAAGCCGAAGCCAAAGCGGCCATCGCGCGTGCCCAACAGGATCATGCTGAGCCTGTTGTGACCACCATTGAACCGTTAAAAGCCTGGTATCCCGCTGAAGGTTATCATCAGGATTACTGGGAAGGCGCCGGTCAGCGCAACGGTTACTGCATGGCGGTGATTCCCCCCAAACTGCAAAAGCTGCGCAAGAGTTTTGCCAACCGCGTAAAAAGCGCGCCGTAAGCTCAGGCAACCCAGCGAATCTCCCCTTCTGTTACGCTGTGCAATATCGCGTTTTTGGCGCCAAAAAACCGCGATTTGCGCAGCCTTAACGCGATTCGTTCAGAGCTTAAGCGAATAGAAAAAAAGAGAAAAATAGTGCTTGACCGTTTCAGGCCGACTCCCTATAGTAGCGCCCCGTTGACCCAGCGCGGTCAGCAACAATTTGCGGTGAGGTGTCCGAGTGGCTGAAGGAGCACGCCTGGAAAGTGTGTATACGGCAACGTATCGGGGGTTCGAATCCCCCTCTCACCGCCACATATAGTAGGACGTTACAGGGACAAAGTCCCGTGTAGACTGGATTCCGAGACTACACAGAGACAACGGCACTACAAAAAAAGCACAAAATAATGCACGTGAAATGCACGCGCACTTTGGGCTCAAAGAAAAAGCCTCTGATTAACGTCAGAGGCTTTTCTGTTTGTGTCTATATGTAACAAAAAAATCAGCCTGCTGGTTTGTCCGGCCAGGTAATGTTTGGTGCCTTGGATGTGTCTACCTCATTCACGGCGTCCAGATAATCCAGCCACTTGTTATAGGCCGTCAGGTCATCCCCTTTCAGACGTCCCAGCGCAGCCTTGCCCGGCCACTGACGTGTGTTCATGAAGTCATTGGCCTGAGAGATTTTTACCAGTTTGTCATTTGCAGTCTGGGCCAGGATTTCTTCCTGCGTGGGCGCAGGCTTATCAACCCAGCAGGGCATCCCCTCACCCGTTGAACCGAGAATTTTTCCCTCGGGCGGCACCGATATAAATTCATGCCATGCATCATCCGTCACCTCTACCGCGTCCTGTGGCCAGCCCACTCCTTTCTCATAGTCCGGCTTCATGTCTTCCGGGCAGAATGCCATGCGACTGGCGCTAAAAAACATATTCCCCATATCAGTATCCTATTGCCAGAAAGTGAAAAGTGATTGCGCCTGAACCAGCTGAGGCCGCGCTCACAGAGTTACCGCTGATCTGGATGCCCTGCGGTTTATAGGTGAACTGGCTCGTATTCGATGAGCTCACGTCAGCGCCGCTGATGCCAATCCCGTTCGCATCATTGGCAACGTTGTGCGTCAGCACGACATGCAACGCGGCGTTAGGAAACTGTATCGGATAGGCTTTTGTACTCAGCGTGCCGATTGTGGCCGGTGCGCTGCCCCACTGAATAATCAGTCCGGATGGCAGTTTCTGATACCCGTTTACGCCAAAGTTGCTGTCGAAAAACGACATATCCGGCAACTGTCCACTGCCGTTGCCCGCGTTTTTGTTCGCCGCCGTGCCGATGCCCAGATAGTTAAACAGTTCTGCTGTACTCTTTTTACCTACGATGTCGCGTGCAAAGGCAGTAAATGCAGTCAGAGCAGCTTTGTTCGGTCCAAAAAAATAAGTCAGCGTGTCAGTGTCGGACTGTAAACCGGATAAAGCGATTAGATTCTGGTTGAGCGGCTGATAAAGCTGCCCCAGTCCGAGATAGGCAATAACGTCGCCGATACTGCTTTTCCCCACGATATCCCGTCCGGTCTGCGTGAAGTCCGTCATTGCAGCAGCGTTCTTCCCGATGAAATAGGGGAGTTTGTTAGCATCCGACTGCAGGCCCGACAGCGAATTCAGGTTCGCGTTGACGATCTGAAAATCCTTTTGCAGCGCATTAATAAAAAGCTGAACAAATCCGCCAATATCACCATTGTCAAGTACGTCAGAGCCGGTTTTACTCGCGATATTCTGCGCAATTGCCGCCGCCACGAACGACGCCTGGCGGATTGCCTTGTTGATCTGCGCGGATGATGCCTTTCCTGACTGAAACCCGGTGGCCAGCGCAGCCAGATTTTCATAATCTGCCTGAGCCGTGACGTTTGCGTTTGCCCCGGTCGCAAATGGTTTAAAATTGTTTGCTGCCATCAGAGTTGTTTCTCCCATGAACCACTGTCGAAGCCCGATATAAAATGGTTATCCATATCGAACCCAAAAAACGTACTTCCCTCAGACGGCGTAATTACTGAGGGGATTTGAATGCTGCCTGCATATACGCCCGCCGCTTTTACTGTCAGATAGCCCTGACGGATGGCCGCGATAAGTTCCCTCGACACCAGGCTGATATCCTTTTCAGGAAACACCCACAGCCCGACTGTCATGTCCTGTCCGTCAACGATCTGCATCGTCAGGCCGGAACCGTCCAGCGCGTTATCCAGGATCCCTTTTAACGAACCGTTGGTGCCGTCCCAGTTGTTAATGGCGATTTTGGCCTTGAGAATAATCCGGTAGGTTTCATCACTGAGGCGGGTATAACCGCTGTCCGGATCATACGGTCCCTGCCAGACACCCTGATCCCAGCCCAGACCATCCGTATCAAAGGAGAAATAAACCCCTGAGATAGGCACGGCCACCGTGCGGCTACGGCCAATCCATTCCCCGAGTATGTCCAGCTGCACGCCCGCGGCCTGATCGATATCGAAGGCCGTCAGTAGCCCGTCCATTGCACCGGCGGCATCCGTCAGGGGTCTTGTGGACAGATCCACGTGCTGTGTGAAAAGTGGCTTTGTCCGGTGATAATTGGTTATCAGGTCGGTGTATTTGCTCATGAAGCCACCGTGACAGTGATGTTATCCACTGAACAGGTCACCGCCTCGTTAAACGCCGTCACGATATTGGCCGGTGCGACCGTCGCTGCCGAACGCCCGATCTGCAGGCTGTTGATGTCGTAATACCGGCTTTCCCCTCCGCTCACCACGCCAAGATTTGCCGGGGAATAAACGCGGCTCAGCAGCAGGTCATCGCCGATATCCAGCGAATTAACGTAATCCGCAATCGCCTTTTTGATGTCATTACCGACCTGTGTCGTGTAGCCCTGAAACGCCTTTAGCGTGATAGCCACAAACACGGGTACCGGTGATGATCGTGAAAAACTGATGGTGTGGGGGTTTTGCCACGCGTCAGGGACGGTTACGGAGGTGCTGCCAAACGTGGCGACGCCCTGCCCCTTTTTGCCCTGAATCACCTGAGCAATGGCGTTAACGTCTCCACCGTCCACGATTGCCGCAACGGAGTGCGCGGGCAGTCCGTTTGCATCCTGACTTCCGGTGTCGTTTTCATAGAGTTTGTGACGTGTCACGCCGGTGACGTTCGCAATTGCCCCATCTAACGCTGCAAAAGGCGTCAGGGACGGAAGCGCAACGCTCTGCCGCTGACGGATACGTAGCTCTGAGTCCGTTTCTGCTGCGCTGCCCACCGTGGCGGCTGACGCATTGGTCACGCTCAGCCAGCCGCGCGTGGGCGTGTTAATTTTACTGACCGAGCCCGCCACAGCGGCGACAGCGCCCGACACCGCACAGGTGGAAGTGGCGATCACGGTACCGCCCGGGCCGATAGTCACGCTCGCAGGCAGGTTCCAGATAATGCCGTTGGCGTCCTTAACCGAACCGTTGGTAATCGTGGTACCCGCCGTACCGACCAGCGTCAGGTCAGCGGTTGAGTTCGTGGCCGCACGGCGGCTGATACCGTTAATTTTAACGTTCCGTGAAAGCGCGTCGGTCATACCTGTTGACGGCGAAAACGAGTTGTAAACCGCAATGGCGGTGTTGTTAGCGTCGTGAATGGCCAGCGCCACCAGCGCCACCATCTGACCGTCTTTACTGTCTGGATCCAGATAGGCGTCGGTACCATAAATCTGCTGAAAGTAGCCGGTAATGGTGGTGAGGATGGTCTGATAAGCAGGCGCACTGATGCCCTGGGCGGTTACCGTTGCCGATAGCCCCAGCGTGTCTAGGTTGAGAGCCATTAAGCCTCGCTTGTAACGGTGGTCGTCCCGTAAATGGTGTCAATCGTCGCGGTGAAGATTACCCGGCGACTGGTGGTGTCAAAGTTGGTATCGAAGGAGATGAGAGATTTAACGCCCTGTGTCTCAAGGATGCGCTGGCGTATGGCGAGGCTGTACGTTTCCGGCTTCTGCTTACCGAGTACCGACTGTATCCATGGGGTTCCCGCAGTGGTATCAAGAAACCACTGACCGTACCAGAGCAGAAACCGCGTTTTCACTGCCTGCGCCACCGCGTCGGGTGAGTTAATCAGCCAGGTATCATCGCCACGGCCAAACGTATAGTCGCCGTCGTCGTCTTCGCGTCGGTATCTCATTGCGGGCCGCCCGTCTGACTATTGCCCGGCTGCACGCCAGAGTGAACGTGTCCTGTCTGGCTGATGCCTTTCGCCACCTGATCGCCGGTTGATGTCACGGTACCGTTGACCTGAACGTTGCCGTTCACTGTAAGCAGTGGCGTGGTGATGTTCACGTTTCCGCCCTGCATCAGTTCGATAAAGCTGCTGCCATCGTCGGTGCGAACCTGCACAGATGTGGTGCTGATGCCGGATATCTTCTGCGCCTGTGACTGTGGGCCAACGATGGCAAAAGCATCTGACAAATCATGCTGACGCGGATCCACAGGTTCCTGAACGCCGCCATTCTGCCACCAGAAATCTATGCAGCGATCGGAAAACACCACCAGGCATTCGTCGCCGGCTTTTACCGGGAAAGTGATGGTGCAACCGCCGCCACGCGGAAAGATAACCGGCACATCAGTAAGCAATGGTAGTGGCGCTGACTGAATCTGCCCTTTTTCATCTACTCCCTGACCTGCAATAGCGGGCTGAATCGTGCAGGTGCATGTCGCCGGTTCGAATGACTGAACGATGCCGGGCAGAGAGACGCGCAACATAGAAAATATGGTGTTGTACAGCTGCGAACTCATGTGCTCACTGCTGCCAACCTGAGAATTCAATGAGACAGGCATTTGTGGTTCTCCGGTCATAAAAAAACCCGCCTAAGCGGGTTTGGATTAAAAAATTACATTTCTCGAACAAGCAGGTGCATCATGTTTTTTTATTTTTTGGATTCAGCATTGATTCAGCGGCTTTTTTAGAAGCTTCTTGCTTAGATGTAAATCGCTTCAATATATCAGGGCCTGTAAGACTCAAAACCACAGTCAACAGTTGCCACATAGTTAAGAATACTAACAAACCGTATGATATGCCTCTGAATACTGTGCGATGTGCTAAAATCCAGTCGAATTGTTTGAGTAATGGCGCTCCAATTCCTACCAATAGTACAGCTGCAAGAATAGCGGTCGAATGAACGATTGGTGTAAAAAGATTATGAATCCCCGATCCACCGCCTCCTGAATCCCCGCCACGAAAAGATTTTTTCAATCTCTCAGGATAGATAATCGCGAACCATGCACCAACTACAGCGAATATTATTGATGCGGTTGTTCTAAGCGCTTCAAACAATGGCCATTGCAGAGCAAAAGCAATGTGACGCCCAAAGTATCCTGCACTCCCTATCAGAGCCAAGATACATATGATTAACGTCACTTTAACTTTCATTGCAATCCAGAACCTCTAAAGATCAAATCTTTTTTGCTAACAATTTCAGCAAGTAAAGACTGAAGGTTTACAATCTCATCATTCTCTCTTTCGATACGTAGTTCAAATTTAGTTCGTGAAAGAGAGTTACTAAGCCAGTAAATTTTTTCAGGCTCGCCTTTAAATACGAATCCATAATCGTTAACTTCTGATGGGTCTTGCTCCCATTGAGTGATCATATCGTTAACATCTTGTAGACCTACATCAGGCGAAACAATGTACTTAACTTTGGTTGTATCATTAGGTGCCTGAGCATTGCGAGCATTTAACTTATCCAATAATTTTTGCCAGAGAGCTAAATCAGGCACCGTGCTTAAATTCAGCTCTAAAACACGCTCGATTTTAGTAATGAAATTCGCCTTTTGCCTTATCTCTTCATGCTTACCTGGATTTTTAAGCATTCCAGTATTAAACCTAGGCTGATAATATTTTTTCTCTTCTTGATCATCATGAATATCGAGCATATAACCTGTAACTTGCAATTCATGTGAACCGTCTTCAAGTTCCACCACCTCAGATTTTGCATGCTGAGACGACTGTTTAAGAAATGAACGAATATATTTTTGCAGCGTACCTTGTGCTGTTACTTTGTTGTGAAGCCTAACAGTAGCCATCAAATTTCTGTCGGCTATAAACCAGAAATATGTTGCAAATCCTGGAATATTACCTTCAGGAATGGGGCTCATAACCACTTCGGGATCTGCACCATATCTAGCGTTTTCACTCAAAGAGGGCATACGCTGACCGTTACTGGGGACTTCGTTCCACAATAACATTATCCAGTCATCCCCCACGCTTTTGGCATCAACCAGATATGCAGGAAATCTTTCTTCATCTGCTTCAAAGGTCTTAGTTTCTTTAAGGGTCTTTTGTGCGGCCCAACCGTTAAGATCAGCTAAAATCTCCCCCAATGAACCGAAGGATGGTTCTGAGCCCCCCGGACGATAAAATCCAGCTTTATGTACCTTATAAAAGGTGAAAATTGCTTGTTCGCTGACCATAAATCTTTGCCCAAAGTAATAAGAAACATCTAATTTATTATTAAAAAAGGCTTATATGTTAGATGTGATTATGATCAGTAGTTATACTGTATGAAAACACAGTATATGTATACAAGCAAGTTGATAACGGTGTTAATTCACGTTACATGTATAATGTCTTGAAAATAATGGGTATTAATTGGATTAACAGGCTTACTACGAGCTAATTTAACTTTACGCAGTCATAGGTCCAGAACTGCCGAGGCTCGTCCATGTTCTTGCGGATTACTTCGACGTTGAAGTTTTAATTTTCGATGCCAGCCCCTTTGTAACCAGAGCAAGGTGCTGAAATGGTTACCATCGACACATACCCCTTGTTTCCTTGCTGCTCACACAGTGAAGTATGCATTCTGGCTAATCTAGCTGCATGTTCAAAGTCTATTAAGTCGCCAAAAGTAGCTTCGCTCAGCGCGGCCTGTTTGGTTAGTGCCGGTATCTTTCTGTCTTTCAAAACCGAGGTGAAATCATTGATTCCCTTAGCCAGCACACTGGTACAGGTTTGCTTATAGTTATCACCTGTGTAAGCTGAAACTCTATTACATTGTGCCATATATGCTGTGATTGAATTCGATACTGCCCGCGCGGTGAGAAGTGCTCTTCCTACATGAACATATGCGTTATCTGCCGTTGTAGCACTTGGGTATCTGGTGACAAAATCAAAGCTGTATAAAGCATTCTTGAGATCATCGCCTGTTGAAGAACCGGTGCCAAATTGCTCTTTGTTTACCAAAACTTCTGGATGAGATTTTTCAAAATTTTCTTTTTCAAGCGCTTGCGATTTTGCCGCTTGCGCTTGATTTTCAACAAGCTGTTTATCATAGGCTATTTTTTCAGCTTTTTTTTCTTCCAACCATTTTTGCTGAGCCTTAATGCCGTTAGGGTCCCAGCTACATGAAACTAAACTCAGAGGCAAAAAAAGACCAATCAATAAGCGATGCATCATTAAATATTCCCTGTTTTTGCAATGGTTGACACGCTCTGTAGTTCTTTGGCGCCTTTTGCAAGGCAGAGCAAATCCATGTACCAGTTCTGCCCGCGCGTGTCCCCAGTATAATCAATACTGCCTACGGTGTAATCACCATCAGTATTTATTGCGGCCGGTTGCGAACCGGGAATGCCATCGACATATAGATTGCCGTCGCTGGCGCTTTCATTCAGCCTGGCGGGTGACATCCCGATTTGCTCATTACTGAGAGCCACACGATAGACGGATGCCTGATCGAGGCGAACCAGACCGCCCAGTTTGATGGCTGGATTAATCAGGCACCGGACGTTTACCCCTGCCCCCATCGTCTGCTGTGGCATCCCGATCAGGCCGGTACTGGAGTTAAGTACCACCACCTCGTCGATGTATTTCGAATCAGGAACAATATTCACCTGATTATTTTCATACCACCAGTTGGCCTGGCACTTTCTGGCGATGCCGTACATCACATCAGACGTGTTACCCACCAGCACGCGCCCGCGAGGGAAAACCGTATCAGGGAAATCGGGTACCGATCCCGCTGTTATGCCGTAAGGCTGATACGTCTTCATCCCCGCTTCGAACAGGTCTGAATATTTCCAGCCGGCAGCCACAGTGGTGCGGACGGACGCATATAAATGCCCCTGCCAGCCGTCAATACACTGCAGTAGTAGCCAGGAGTCAGTAACGTTGTCTTTACCGGCCACGGTGAAACGGATGTCGCCGTTAAAAATCATGCCGACATTGCGGTCGGGATAATTACCCGCTTCATCAGGGTTACCGTTATAACCGGCGATTACCTGAATGCGGGTGAATTCCTGCGACATGATGCGGTTCTGCGTGGCCGATGACAGGTTGTAAATTTTAAAGTCGCCCACGAATCCGTTAAAAATCGTCGCGGGCATCTTCTGAACATTAAAGGTGACTTTCAGATCGGTAAGCGCTATCCCGTCGCCCTTGTCATTCAGCAGCTGTAATTCAAAATGGCGCATCCAGTTCTGTGACATTCTTTACTCCGTGCGGATAAAAAGGTGACTGCGGATCCCGAGGTCGTTCTCGCCGGGATAATCATGATCGTCAGCATCGCAGACCACGAACAGCGAAAAGCCCAGATTCAGATACGCATACTGTGCCAGCAGGTCAGCGCCGGTCACCAACGGTATGCCGCCCGCTATCAGCGCCCCCGTGCTGTCGCTTAAATCCAGATACCAGCAACCGGCGCGCCAGATAACGGTGACCTTATAGAGGCTTCCCGCTATCGTGGTGCTGAATGTCTGGTTCTGAGGCTGTAGCGGCATTTCGGTAATGGTCATGAAAAAAGCCCTTTCGCTGCGGATACTGCCGATCTCAGGATGGATTCAGACGGCTGTTTAGGCGTTTTGACGCCGCTGTCCTGAACCGCGCTGGTGTTAACGCCCAGCGCCATATTCTCTTTTGGTGCGCCTTTAATGGTCTGCGCCTGCGTGGTGATGACTTCGCGAAGGGTCAGCGTGGCCATAAGCACATTTTCCGTTGCTTTGTCCGTGGTGACGTCCAGCACGCGGATCAGCATGTTGCTGTAAAGCCGTTTACCGGTTACCACGTCGAACGGCTGGCGGGAGCGCTGCAGATCAAGCAACTGTGCGTAGATTTCTTTAGGGCTGCTACCCAGCGAGAGGCCGATAGCTGAGGTGTTGAGCAGATCAAGTACAGAACCTCCACCGGAAAAGCCAATTTCCATGACCAGTTCAGAGGCGCGCCGGTAGGCATGATCGGCAACAAATCCTGCGCCGTCGGCGCTTGCGCCTGCGGCCTCAGACGTCACCCGTTCAACGGGATGTTCGGTTATCTCCAGCACGTCACTGTGCTTTTCGCTGATGACAACATCGGGGATGATGATGCCGATTTTCCGCGACCGCTGGTGCAGCAGTACCGAGAGAATGTCCATCAGTTACCCCTGTTCATCTGCTGTGTCGCGCGTGAATTAACCTGGTTCTGTTTGTCAGCAATAATGTTACCTGCCTCGCGCGGATCCGAAACGCCGTGAATATTGATGACCGTTTCCTGATGCATCGAGGCACCGCCCGGCATATTGCTGAGCACGCGGGGAACGTAGTTGCGCGTTTCCTGCGGCATCAGCGCCATGCCATACTTCTGAACGTTACCCAGGCCCCAGTTATAGGAAGCAAGCGCTTTGGTCAGGTCACCACCGTTGGCTTTCAGCAACTGTGAAAGGTACTTTGCTGCCGCCTGTGCGGCCTTCATCGGATCGAACGCTTCACCACGGCCCAGCCCCATATCGCGACCGGTACCCGGCATCAGCTGAAACAGCCCCTGCGCACCGGCACCGGAAACGGCGTTGGGATTACCGGACGATTCGGCTATTGCCACACTGCGCAGCAAACCTTCCGGCAGCCGGTAAAGCTGTTCCAGCCTTTGCATCGCCGGTTGCATCCAGCCCAGAAGCGCGGCGCCGTCTTTTGTCGGCTGCGGACGCTTGCCGTCTCCAAACCAGCCGTTAACGGTCTGGCCTATGCTGCGCGGATCAAAGCCGGTTTTGTCTTTAAACCAGTCGGCGGCATTGTTTGCGCTGGATGACACGACAGGCATCGCATCGGGATTTTCTTTACCCTGGTGCAGTATCTGACTGCCAATGCGGGCGGCATCAGACCAGCGGCCCTCGTTAATGGCGCTGAGCAGGTCGCCGATCATCGACAGCATTTTACCGAACTCGCCAAACTGCTTTGTCAGGCTGGCAATGTCACTTTTCAGCGTCCAGTTTTTAAGGTCGATGTTGAGCAGGCGCGCAACCTGATCGCCCGCGTCCCTGAGCGATGATTTAAGTTCCTTTATGGCTTTAAGGGCAGCGTCAACATCCGGCTGCCACTTTTTCCAGTCGATCAGGCTTTTGCCGCCTTCCTTCCACACCCTGTAATCGTCATAAAGCGCGAAGATTGCCAGGCCTAACGCTGTGACGATCCCCACCGGCGACATCAGAAATGCAGAATTCAGCACGCGCCAGGCAACCACCAGCCCGCCGAAAATTTCGATAAGCTGGCGCGTGCTCTTGTCCAGCGTGTTCCACCAGTCGCGGATGTCGCCCGCCGCCTCGATGAGCCGGAAAACCACTTTTCCTATGGTGTCAGCCAGCCAGAGAATGAGTTTTATCCCGCCCGTCAGCGCCGCTTCGATTTTGGGAAAATTATCGATTACCTGTTTGCGCAGGCTGTCGATGGAGCCCGCCAGACCGCCCGCAAGGTTTGAGCCGATTTTATCCCGCGCCATGCCCGCCATTTCACCGAACGACCGCAGAGAGGTCATGAAACGGTTAGAGCTCACGGCGGCCGTATCGGCGTTATAGCCAATGGCCTTTGCCATCTGCGTATACTGCGCGGAGAACTGGCCCACGCCACGGCGCATTGCCATCAGCGTGTTTTCATCAATGCCCAGCATCTGTGCGTACTGGTTGGCGCGGTAATACGGCATATTGCGCAGCTTATCGCCGACGCCCGTAAAAATGCTGGCCATGTCGCGCATGTTGCCGCTGGCGTCACGCGTCTGCACGCCCAGGCGGTTGAGAAAGCCCTCCGCGCCCGGGTTGTTGCGCATGAAGTGGGCGAGGCTTTCCAGCGATGACCGCGCCCCGTCAACGGTACCGCCCAGCTGCGACACGGCAAAACCAATCTGCTGAATGCCCGCCACCGTTGCCCCGGTGCGCTGCGACATCCAGTAGAGGTTGTCCAGCCCGCTGGCGATTTTGGCCGTAAACGCCACCACCGACAGCGCCGCCGCCTCGACCGCTGCGCCCAGCTTTACCGCCTGCAGCGTTGTAGCCGCTATCGTGGCGTCAAACTTCTTCGCGCCGGACTCGTCCACCTGAAAACCCAGGGAGATTAAAAAATCCTTGATAACATCAGCGTTCATTCGCGGCTCTCCATCGGGCTATGCGGGCTTCGTTGTCTTCTTCGAGCCCGAGATAATCAGCACCCTCGGCAATACGGCACAAATCAACGGCGCCCGATTCAAGATCTTTGAAGTCGATCCGGAAAGCCTTTGCCACCTTCCAGATCATGTCGGTACCGTCAGGCAGCGTGTCGAGCGTCAGCCCTGTGGCTGCTGGCCCTCCGTCCCTTTCTCTGGGGGTGCGGGCAAAAAATTTCCCAGGCTGTCGCCCACCACGCGACCAACGATCTGCAGCATGCTGAACAGGTCAATGTCATCGAACGCCAGATCGTTGCCCTGCATTACCGGCACCCAGCGGTCTTTGCCGTGCGCACGCTGTACCACTGCCAGGCACGGAAAGATGATCGCGTTGGTGTCTTCTTCACTGAGCCCCGCCACCGCATCGGCAATCTTTGGCAGCACAGTTTCGATGGTGCTGTTGACGTTGCCGCCCTGTGACGATTCGCGCAGCGCCTGAAAATCTCCCAGCATACCGGCCAGCACTGGCAGCAACTTGCGGGACACTTTAAGCTGGTCGAACGCGCTCAGCTTGTGAGCGCTGTAGCGGATGCCTTTAATTTCAAACTGCATTATCAGAACTCCCCTAAGATTTCGTCTATTTTGCCCGCATCAAACACCCAGGAGACGTTGCCGGCAACTTTCGGGTTGTTCCAGTCTGGCTGTTTCTGAAACGCGCAGGCGCGTGCGGTCACGATGTCACCGGACGACTTGTTGCGCAGCACGATAACGTTATTGCCCCACAGCGCAGACGAAACCGACTGCGCGTTGTACATCAGGGAAAGTTTCTTGTTCACGGGTGACGTTTTCTGCAGGTTGACGGTGACGGTCCCGGCTTTGCCTGCATGCAGGCTGTGCATCACCTCACCGTCAGCGCCGATCGTCATGGTGTTTTTGGCCTCCGACATGGTGACCACGATCCCCTCGTCAGAGTTTGCGGAACCGTAACCCAGATCGATAACGCCGGTCGGCCCCGTCAGCGAGGCCGTGATATCCATAAAACTGTATGCACCACTCATTGATTATTTTCCTCAGCGCATGACGTTAATCTGAACGCTGGCGTAATGGATTGCTCCCGCCAGCTTACAGGCCACCTGAACCGGTACAGACTTACGCGCTTCGCGGTCAGCCTGTGCCTGAGACGAAATCGCAGCCATGTAGACGTAATACCCTTTGGTCAGGGTATCGCCCGGGGAAAGCTGTCCGAGTTTGCCGCCGTTCCAGACGCCGGGCGCGATCAGACCATTGTTCACCGCCTGGTCCATTGAGGCTTCCACGTTCGCCATGATGCGCGTGTTGCCCGCATCGGTCTGCGGCACCTTCGTTCCGCTGGTGTACAGCAGGTTAAAGAGGTTGGTCTGCACGTAATTCTGCAGCCAGTCGAGGCCGTGACGCTCATCGAAGAAATCACCGTTGCCCATGACGCCCTGCTGCAGAATGGCGGTGTCGTTGGCGTAGTACACGTAAACGTTGCAGTTCTTCGCATCCAGCGCGGCCGCCTGTGCAGGCGTCAGGCTTTCATAAGTGATGCCGGGTTCCTGCTTAAATTTCAGCGTGATAGTGGTACCGAACCCGTTAAAGTCCACGGTAAACGCACGACCAAACGCCGAAATTGCCCCGTAATTGCTGGTGGATGAATACTGCACGAACGTGCGGCTGTATTTCGCCGCTTTCACTTTCGACGCGATATCGGTGTTCACTGTAGTGAGCAGAGCATCGGTGTTTTTCGTGGTGACTGCGAGAATGCGGCTTAACGATGAGGACTCAATCGCGGCGCATACCGGCAGCAGGTCGTCATCTTTACGATCGGCGTCATACGTTACCCCGAGCCCGTACCAGTTGGTAAAGCCCAGGCAGGCGTTCACGCCATCGAGTAAAGTTTCAACCTTACCGACCTCGGCCGCCGCCAGCGTTTTCGCCCAGCGACCGACATACACCTGCGAAGGCGTCGGCGACTGTGAGAAGTACGCCACGGCAGCAAGGTATTCCTCACTATTGGTGCCGAAATCGGTTCCGATGCTTGCCGCCGAGGTATACAGGCGGATACGTTCGGTCAGCGGAATGATGGTTGCGCTACCCAGGATGAGCAGTGAGCCAAAGTTACGGCCCGCCGCCGCCCTCGGCGACATAATAATGTCCACGCTGGCAACGTTTGAAACGGGTAAGCCCTGCGGCATGGGTTATTCTCCTGAAATACTGAAAGGGGCGTCGGTCAGCGACTGGATACCCCAGGTGCTGATCACTTTGCGGCGCAGGCGAACCATCACGTCGTAACGGCGTACCCACTGATTGTTAATGAGTTCCGGCGCGGGCCGGATGCTGTCGCAGTCCGCCAGGGTTAATCCCCACTGGCCCAGCGTGTCGTTGTTCTGATTCACGGCGAGCCCGTCCCGAAACTGCGCAGCAACCTGCTGGCCGGCTGGCCCGTAAAAGGATGCCAGGCACTCCACCAGCTCATGCCGCCACTGTTCGGCGTCAGACTCTGTCTGGTTAATAAACGCGGGACCGGCATCGGCAGCAATGCCCGTCACGCCGAATGCACACCAGTTAACATCGGCAGGGGGAATGGCGGGCTGGTCAGGCTGCCAGCGGGCAATGACGCGACCGGCTGCCAGCCCTGAAACGTTGCGGATCCACTGGCTGAGGTGCACGTCCAGCGGCGTGTCGTAGTCAGTCGTGGCCTGCTGCGGGGTGAGCCAGCCGGGCTGGCCGGTGGTGTTACTGCTCAACGGGCGTACCTCCGTCAAACGGCAACAGTTCGCAGTGCGCCTGAACGAAGCCCGCGCCGTATGCGGTGTACGGATCGACAAACGACACGCGGTAATCGCGCCCCTGATACGTCACAATGTCCGCATCCCGTCCGGTCTGGCCCTGCGTCAGGCGTTCTGTGGTGACGATCAGGATCGCACCATGCACCACCTGCCCCGCCTCAAGCCTGCGGCTTTCCAGCGACTTGTCCACCGTTACCACGCCCGCAAACGGGGAACTGGTGACGGTATTTTTCCCGAACCCATCATCATTCACGGCCATGCTGCGGCGCTTTACAACTAAGGTGGTGTCGCAGAAGTCGGGATCGAAAAGGATGTCTGTTACGTCAAGATCCGGCATTTTTATCCCTCACGACGTAGGTGATCGAGCGTAAAAGCTGCCCGGTGTCATAGAGCGGTTTTGTGCCGCTGCGGCCCCGGCTGCGGCGGGCGCGTAACGTGGCTTCGGCAAGCGGGGTAAGCTGGTCACCTGCCGTGATGACGTTTCTGGCAGCGTTTACCGCCTCAGTCCCTGCGCGGTTCAGCATGGCTTCGGCAGCGGACGCATTACCGCTCAGGACTTCAAAAGCAGCCTGCTTCATCAGCGCAGCCACCTTTTCGCGCGACTGCGCCACCCCCATGTGCAGGAACGGACGCGGCGGCAGCTGCACGCTGTAGGCAGCGACTTTATGCTGCGTGGCAAAGTTGCTTTTCGACTGCTGCACAAACTGCCCGTTGCGTTTAAAGCTGCCGTCATCATCAATCTGGCGGTAAACGGTGGTCATGTGCTCCGGCACGCGGATGGTGCCGCCAAAACTGTGCAGGTAGCCAAGTTCGGCGTTGTTGATTTCCATCCCGTCAGTGCGCTCAGCGCGATCAGACGGAATACCCACCAGCACGTCGCGCTTACCCAGCGTTTTGAGCGCATCAAGCACCGCCTGTGCATTGTCCGCACGGAGAACAAGACCGGATTTCACAGTTGCCGCCCCCCCGCGCCGAACATCATGATCAACTGCCAGAACTCCGCACCGTAGCGTGAGTTGTTCCAGAAACCGGCATCGGCATTCAGCGTGGATCCGGTGTCATAGCTCACGCTCACCTTGTCCACCGACTTGGACGCCTGCACACCGTTGGTTGAACCGCCTGCACCGCCCGTGAGTGACGCACGACGATCGGCAGCAAAGAGCACCAGATAATGCGCCACGAAAAGCCCGATGAAATACGGGAAAAGCTCGCGGCCCGTAACGTTTTCATTGAGCAGGCGATCGGCAAGATTCAGGCGGAATGTGATTTGGGAATCGGGAAACTTCGCCTCGTCAGCGAACTGGGGAAAATCGTGGCGAAAGTCGGCCACTGTCGGAAGTGACACATTTCTCGCCATTTTTTATTTTTCCTTCGGCTGTTTAAGAGCTTCCAGCTCTTTAGTCAGCATTTCCAGCGCCTTGCCTTTCGCCTGAATTTCTTCAGTCTGGTCAGCGATTACTTTTGTCTGCTGCTCCAGCTGCGTTTTAAGGCCGTCAATCTCGGCCAGTAACTCTTCGTCACTTCCCGAGGTTGTTACATTGCCGGTTTGGTCAGAATGGGCCACAACAAACCAGTGTTCAGCGACGTCTTTATCAACGCTGTGACGGCCGACGAGAAATCCCGTCTGCTCCCCTTTCGCGTCGGTGAAGACAAACGGCGTGTGAACCAGAATTTCTACCTGTGTTTTCTTTGCCATGTCAGGCTCCGGTAAAGCCCCCGAAGGGGCTTGTTAAAGGGGGTCAGATGCCGTCTTTATAGGCAATGGTTTCACGGTAAACTGGCTCGACTGCGCCCAGCTTGCCGTAGTAGGTCACCAGCTGATAAAGGCCGCGATACTGGATCGGGATGCTGCGCAGCGCCACCAGCGGATAACGGACATACTTTTTATCGTTGGTGTAGGCGATCATACGGTCCTTGCCGCCCACGCCGCGCCCTTTCAGCCACTTGATGGCTTTGATTTCCAGAGGCTGGCCGTTGTTATGGAAAGCGATGGTGTTGGTCGAAAGGTAGGTCAGCAGCGACATGTTGCCCGCCTCCGACACCTTACGGCTGGCCAGCAGCGCATACTGCTCTGGCGGCACGCGCAGTTCTGTCGGAACCACCGAATACGCCGACGCTTTCCAGGCATCTGTCAGCACTGAGTTCACGCTGTCCAGAATCTGGTCGTTGGTGGAGGCTGCCCATGTCTGAGGGGCATTGTTCAGCGTCACGCCATCGAGATTAAGCAACCCTTTGAGGTTGAGCGCGCTGTCGCCGATATAAACCTGCTCGTCGTTGTCCATCTGCCATTTCAGCTGCATACCCTCATACTTCTGGGTATCGATCGGGCGCCCGACCTGCTCAGCAGCCTTAAGTTCGATAACTGTCCAGCCCAGTTCCATGCCCCAGAGGTTCAGGGGGTTACCGGCTTTGTCGATATTGACGTTCACACCGGCGATCGCCGTGGAGTCTTTACCTACCCAGTTTTTCCCGTTGGGATTCGCGCCTGAACCGGCTGCGGCAAAACTGGTATTGGTCCAGCTCGATATGTCATCTGCAATTGAAACGTCTTCGCGTAACTGAATGTCACGCGTCCAGGTGTAGCTTACCAGCGGCGCGTTCAGCGTCTGGTCGAGACGCTCAAGCTCGCCGACCAGGAAAGCACCGGTGCCGTCAATGGTGCGTTGGTCAAAAGTCTGCATTTTCAGTCCTTAAATCTTGTAAGAAATTTCGGCGTTACCGTTGGCATCGCCCGCACCAGTGAACTGCGCATTTGGCAGCACCGCCGTTTTGCCGTTGACCGCCGTCGCCATAAAACCGCCCAGCGGAACAGTAATGCTGGCATCGGCACTCAACACCACATATACAGGCGCACCCTTCGTAATAGCGGTGGCATCGGTACCCACAAACACGCTCATATAGCCGCGTTTCAGCGCATCGCCCGCAAAGTTTTTATCTGAACCCACCTGGCGGACCAGATCGGGCGTTGAGGTGGTCGGATACGGGCGAACGTAGATCCCCTGAATCAAATCAGCGGTATCACCGTCAGCAAGCGGCACGAAAAGGCCACCTGAAAATTTTCCCGCCAGGCCATAGGCCGAAAACGCGTTTGACGCGCTGATGATTACCGGTTCAACGGTAAGATCTTGCGGACGTGAGATTGCACCGGCGAAGCCGACAGGCATCCGGTAGAGAAGCGAGTTATTCATTAGGTTGCCTCAGCGTTTATTCCAGAAGTCTTTATTCTGCTGATTGAGGTCAGCATTCGAGTTGCCTGACTGGCGCAGGCTGTCGCCGGTGCGGATGGCCTGCGTGTTGCGCCCTTTCGCCAGTTCAGAAACGGCGGTGAATGCCATTTCTACGTGTGCTTTCGGCAACTGTTTGATAGCCGCATCACCCACAATCTGACGAACCAGCGCCTGATCGGCAGAGGCAAGCACATGGCGTTTAAACGCCGTGGGCTTCATGGATTGGCACAGGTCGATACCGGGCAGGATGAGTTCGGCACGGTAAGCAGAATCGCCCGTGACGGTCACTGGCTTCTCTTTGTCCTCATCGTCCGAGTCACCCGTTTTGCGCTTATCTTCTTCGTCATCGCTGCTGTCTGTGGTTTTACCCTCCAGCTTGTCGAGACGCGCGATGATCGCCGCCGCCCAGGCAGGAATTTGCTCTTCATTGTCGCCGGTCTTGAGCCCACCCATTTCCGGATCACGGTCCGGCATGGGATGCTGTGGCGCCAGGTTAATATTGAGATTAACGCCCTGCGGTAAATCGCCACCTTCATCGCCCGTCATACTTGACGGCGGCGACTCCAGAAGCTCATTCATGGTGTCTGCATCGCCTGTTTTCACAGCGCGTTTTAAGCGAGTGAACCAGTTTTGTTTAGTTGCCATCGTGTTTCTGTCTCCAATTGAGCAACGTGATCCGGCCCTGCCATTTGGGACGAGAGCCACATGGTTTCCGGTGATTTGGTACTGCTTTGCCTTGCCTATGGCGGTTTGCTGATACTCGGCGTCGTAACCGCACGAAACCTCGCGCAGCCCGTTTTCGATGTAGTCGATTGCCTCTTCATCTTTAATGATGAGGTCAGTAATCATCAGGTCTGACTGTGAGCCGCTACCGCGCCGTACGTTCTGAACATGACCAACGGCCAGTTCGCGCCAGTTCTCCGGATCGACAAATTTGATATTCCCTGCGCCATCCTCCGGGTGAAGGATGGTGACGGTCATACCCTCGAAGGATGCGAGCGTCTCGGGGTTGAACACCTCATCATCGGTGCGCTCGACAACAATTTCGCCGTCTGAATCCGCCTCAAGCTTTGGCAGGTCCAGCGCGCTGTAAAGCTGTGAACCTGTGCGGGCGATCGGGACGTCTTTGCACAGCAATGAACCGTCAGCAAGCCGGAAGCGGGTTTCACCCAGACGGGAATTAAAAAGGTATTTCATTGTTCACCTGCGGATTTCAGGCATAAAAAAAGCCGCTATTCAGCGGCCTGTTGATTTTGTGGGAATATGACTTCACACCAGCAGCGACAGTTGGGTAACGCGCCAGCGTGGCCAGTCATGCCATCAAGAGTGGGCGGGTCAGTCCAGTTAACAAACTTTCCCTCCATCTCCTGATGCGAGTGACGCACATCACCGTCATCTGCCGTGCGCCAGATGTAGCCTGCTGAACCACTGGCCAGCGCTCTGGCCTGCGTCAGGGCGGTGACCGCCCGACCTGTTTCGGTCCGTGCGATGAGTTTTGCCCGGGAGATTGCCACATCACCGGATGCCGCTATTTCCTTCGCAAAAGAATCAGCACGGCGGCCCGATGCAACGGCCTCAATGGCTTTGTTCTGGATATCGTAGATGCGATCAGCGGCTTCAAGCGGCAGCGACTTTATGTACTTCACCTGTTCAGCGACGATGCTCTGCATCACCTGGCCTGTGGGCGTACTACTGATAATGTGGCGAAGCTCATTCCCGATTAGCAGGCTGTTACGCCGCCACTCCCTTTCGCTGTGGCGTTCCAGATCCGTAGCAAAGCCTGTTGCAACACGGTTGGCCCAGCCGTCAATGATATCGCTGTAGCGCTCAAGCGCGTCCATGATGTCGGTAACGCTGTCATTTGAACCATCGTAGCGGCCATTTACGATGTCGCCCACCGCCTGCGCTATCCGCCGTAGGCTGGTCCGGTACCGGTTTTCCGCCTGCTTCGGCAGGCTCCGGGTCGTCAGTCCGTTCGCTGAACCCTGGCGGCGTTTCATCTTCCGCATTCTCGATATCCTCATCGGTGATGGATGCGCCCACGCCGGTGACGTCTGCATTTTCACGCAAATCAGTCATGCCAGCCTTGACGGTCATCAGCCCGGCATCAACGGCAGCCACGATGGCGTTAACAGTGTTGGTCGCGACCGTCGAACGGTCAACGTCCGACATCTGCCAGAGCGGGTTAAACTCAAACGTGAAGTCATCGGGCAACGGCTTGCCCAGCTCAGAGCGATACATCACGTCGAACAGCTTACGCAGTGGCTGACGCAAACGGCGCTCCTGCTGCGTACCTATGGTGTCGTAATAGTTCGACAGGTCAGCATCGCCGGTAGAAAAACCTTTGGGCGACTGGCCAAAGAGACGCACCAGCGGGATCCCCGTCGCGCCACTTATTTGCTCAGCGAACTGGCTGATCACGTCATCAAGACCAGCAAACGAATACTGGTGAGTCTCGAAGACATCTTTACCATCCATGAGGGTCATGCCTTCATTGCTCTGGTAAATGCGTATGAGATCCAAATTTTTCAGCAGATTTTCGTACGCCTTACCACCCAATCCGATAATTTCTCGAAGTTTATCAACCTTGTATGTTCTTAAGTGGGCTTTATAGACAAGCTGAGCCGCGCCCATGGTTGCACTGTCAAACGCGGTCAGTCGGTCCCAGATGCGTTCGATGATGGACATGCCCCACTCGTTTTCTGTCTGGGCCTGCTGATAAGGCAGTGTTACGCCATCGAAGCGGATCAGGCGGCTGTGATGAATGCTCCAGGCGGGTATCCCCGTTGCAGTAGTCACCACGTCGTATCGTTCCGGCTTCCCGAGATTCGGGCCCATATCCCTGATGCGACGCTGCAGGTTAGGGTTAATCATCCAGCGGTCGAGCGGCAGAATCCCTTTGAACTTACCTTCGCCGATAGTCTCCAGCCGCAGAGGCGTAAACGGAGCCTGGCCCTCGATCATGATGAAGCCGACCGCTCCGCCATAGAGGCGCGACCATTTGATCGTGTCGTTCAGGCGGTCCCACAGTTCCAGCTCATCGAACAATGACTCAATTACGCCACGCTCTTTCGGTTCAATCTCGGAGGTGATGCGAATGCCCTTACGGGTCATATCATCAGCGACCGCATCAACCGCAGAGCCAATGATGGCCGATGAGCGGTATGCCCATTCAATCTGTAGCCGGTTGCGGCTGGTGAAGTTAGCCCGGTATGACGATGCGGCATGCTGGTTCTGCTGCTGCATGCCCACACGGGCCATGAAATTGTCGTAACTGTCCGCCGTAGCCTGGGGAGTTCGCGCGGCGCTGCTGTTTTGTTTACGTGCCATCGTTTCCTCGTTACAGGCGCATCCAGATGTCCAGATCGCTGTTCATTGGGGCATAGTTGATCATCGCTGAGTCAGCCAGGTTAGGCGATTTGGTGCCGTCAGGCTGTTTGTCCACGACGATTTTTCCCACGCCGTTTATTGAGTAGGTCGGCTGAGACAATTCGATGACCAGTTTGTCTTTGTTCGGCATGGCGCTGCTGATCGATATGATTTCATCGGGGTTGTAGGCCATCCCCTCGACTACAGCGCGATAGGTGTTCTGGAAGAGTTTGCGCAAATACCACCAGCTCTGGGCCTTGGCGTTGGCAAAGAAATCCTTATTCAGTCTGGCCTGTTGGCCGTTGTCGCCGCGGACCGCCTCATCATCCGGATCGAACACGCCACCGCTGCCACGAAACGGCGTGGCCAGTATCATCGGCCGGCGAGCCACTTTGCGCAGTTCGTTGATGGCACGCGCATCACCGCGCACGCCCGCGCCTAAGCCGTCCTCGTCGAAGCGAAATTCTTCGAGCTGGTCCTCTTCGCAGTAGCCAAAGACTTTCTCTACCGATCCGTAAATGTCGCTGCCTACGCCTGACCACTCGCGGATGTTCTCCAGCAGGAAGCCATGACGCGATGAGAAGGCGTTTTTATCCCTGCCCTCGTCGGCCACGTCCATGGCGCCCAGGCGTTTCCCGGTGGGCTGGATGCCCAGATGGATATGCGCATCGATAGCGGCCTGCACCCAATCGCTCGGGATCAGCACGCCCTCAGCCGATGCGGCGTAGTTGAGGTCCAGTTCCTGAGCAACGACAACCGGGTTATCAATCTTCTCGCACTCCTTGCGGTACCACTCATCATCCTTGCGCGGGTCGCTGCGCCAGTGAAAGGTGAATACCGGAATGCGCCCACCATGACGCTTTTGCGCAAACGGGTTAGCCATGCCGTTAACCGATGAAAGGTCGATACGGCAACGCGTTGTTTGTGACAGAGAGGCTTCGATCAGCATAGGACGCATCAGGAACGCGGCCTCATCCACGAAATAAAGGGTGGTACGGTCACCACGGCCAATGTTGTCGCCCGCCTCACCTTTGAGCACTGCGCCGGTGGTCGGGAACTCAACTCGCATGTAGGGCGCATGCTTCTTAGCGCTCCAGTCTCCGCGAAACTCAACGGGCAGCATTTCGACGAACTTACGCGCCTTCCAGAACAGCGCCTTCGGGTCGCCGGTACTGTCCACGTATTCCTCTTTGCGCGAACCGAAGCCGATCACCATTTCTTTGTTAAAGAGGCACATTGAGCAGGCCAGGCCGATTGAGGTCCAGCTCAGTCCCATTTCGCGGCTTTTCTCTGTGATGCCATTTTCGTGTTTGCCGCGGCGGTCCATAATCCATTGAATCCACTCTTCCTGTTTGGGAAACAGCAGGAACGGGATTGACACGGGCAGGCCGTAATCAAGATTTCGCGGGTCTGTCGTAATGCCCCAGTCGATAATGAACTGGGCAGGATTGTCGCGGTAGAACGCTTTCAGCGCTGGCAGCACTTCGGGATTAGCACGAATCCTCTGTAGCCGCTCCATCCGCCATTCGAACACCTGTGTGTAATCAGGGTTCTTGAAATCGAACGGGAACGGGATCGGCATCAGATTTACCCAAAATAATGAGGTGTATCAATTGATCAGTTTTGTGAATGAATGAATATTGTCTTACCGGCGCATGGTGCGACGGAATAAGGAGATACCTCATGGGCTATTACGTTATAAAGAAAAGCAAATCTAAATCGGGTGGAACTTTACTTGGCGCTACTCTATTTGGTGATAACTCTGAGTACTACTTCGTTTTGAAAGCAGATAACCATGAGGTTATCGCAACGAGCGAAATGTATTCATCAAAACAGGCTTGTCAAACCGGTATTGCGTCTGTTCAAAGGAATGGGCCTACGACTGACATCCGTGATGAAACCGTTTAATAGAAACTAGCTAATAGGGCTGAATTCAGCCCTATTTAACATAAGAGATGTTACCCGCCCTGGCGAAACAGCACTCACGCGCAGTTAGCTTTCAAAGGCGTATTTCATGATGATTTCATTGGGGAAATGCTGAAAACGGACTGCATAAACGGTGCATAAAAGCGGCCCGAAAATGCATAGGCAAAAAAGGTGACGAAACCGCTATTTCCGGCAGTTATCCCATCATTTTCTTATACAGCTCCGCAGCATCCTCAGAGGTCAGCGAAACGCTCTCAGTTTTGATAGGCCCACCATTTGCCCCGGTGCTTTCGACCTTCAGCTTGTTGGTATAGGCGTCGCCAACCTCTTTCGCCGCCTGCTCAATCAACTGGGCGGTAAGCGCAAAGTTTTTCATGGTTTCGGTGCGCGTCGCCATGCGGTCAAGCGTCCGAAGGCGGTATGCCTTATTGGCGATCGGGATGTCAGCTATTTGCGTCTGAAACCTGTTGCGCGTGTCGTTGAACATGTCCACCCATTTCTTTGCAAGCTTCTTGCCGCTGGCCTTCGTGGGGTCGTGCTGTTCTACCTGCTGGCGGTTGATCTTCACGCCAAATTCTTTCAGGACGGACTCAGCCACCTGCGAAGGTGTATCAAAGCACGCAACGGATTGAACTATAAAGGCTTTAACTTCTGGTTTAAGCGCCGCCATAGTTTACCATCCGTCCTACTCTGTCCTGGTTTATGCGAGCCTCAGCATGCACGTGCCGCATGCTCTGGCTATGTCGATATTTGCCACCTCTGCAGGTTGGCTGGCAGCGTCGATAAGCTGCTTAACTTCTTCGCTGGCGCCGTAGCGGCGAACAACGCCCGTGAACTCTTCGACGTCATGCCCACGCATGCAAAGCTTAGGTTGTCCGTCGCGCGTAAACTCAGGCGCGCCAAATTCGTCTTTTTTTTGCGCAATATGGTACAGTTCATGCTCAACCAACGCGCAAAATTCCAGATCGCTACAGTTCATGCAAAAATCAGCAGCCAGTGTAATGATGAAATCAGGCTTGCGGCCAAACCATTCATACATCTGCTGTTCTATGCGTGCCTTTTGCCAGCCACCGGCACGCATCATGACTTCTTCAGCCTGCCCCAGAACGGTACGCCCTTTTTTCATGAATGCTGTAGCGGCCCACAGAAACGCTATTTCAGCCTCAGCCAGATGCGCATGATCGGAATTATGCAACCGGCCATCACTGCTGATGATTTGCTCCTGCACCCAATACCAAACCTCATCAGCAGGAATGAGCGAAATGTACGGCTTAAACTCCTCTACTAAATGCTCTGGCGGCATGGGTCGTTCGCTCATATCAGTTCCTGACAAAAGTCACTTTGGTGGTTATGAGACGGCGAATCAACCTGGCGGCTTCGCGCTCCATATCGGCAATGGTTTCAGCCGTGGCAGGCTTATGGGCGTATTTGCGCTCAATCTCGCCCAGCACGCTATTGACATCAGCGTTGGCCGGATGGAGGATTTCGACCTTTAAACGTGACATTTTGACTCCAATAAAAAACCGCCCGGAGGCGGTGTGGTTAAGAGTTAGGGCTACCTAGTATGTAACCTTCGACCTCTCCAATATTTATTCGCAATAAGGCATCATTGAAAGGAGAAACCTTATCACCAGTAGATATTATGGATATTTTTTCTAAATGCAGATAATTATAATCATCACTAGCTTCAGATAAAACTTCGTACTCTTTTTTAGCACCGTTCAGATAATCAGCAACTATCTCAATTTTAGAGCCATGCTCATAAGGTCCTAGTGATTTTACAAGGCGCTCGTAATATGCCTTACCAGATATTGTCGAGCCTGCTATAACAGCACCCTTAGAAAAAAGTGTTACTCCAACGCTTAGCCCATACTTATTTGCGGCCTCAGCAAAAAAAACCAGGTCTGAGTCCAATATCTTATTACTGATGACGTTTTGCATTGCATTTGCACTATCCACGAAAACCTCCTTCTCACAATTGGAGGTTACACATTAGCGTTAAGAATATTCTTAGTGAAGAAAAATTTATAGTTCATCATCAGGCGCACTCGTAAATGCGCCTTGTGATGATTACGCCAGCTTTTTAGCCAGTGAAGCCACATCGTCAAATACAGTATCAACGTCATGGCCTGCCACTTTCAGCAGTTCTTTCACCTTTGCCAGTACGGCATCAGTTTTATCGGTTGCTGTTGTGGCCGGCTGTGCAGTGGTCGCGGTAGTACCGTCATACAGTGGTTCGGACATCTTTACTTCCTCTTTTATGGGTAAAGCCCGGTCATTACTCCAGGCGTCGGTTAAATCTTTTTTGGCGCTTCACTTTGCGCCCCCTGTGGCTGAGACACGGCCTGTTCATCCAGTTTGCTTTTGAGCTCGTCAATCTGAGCCTGAAAGCGCAGCTCTACATCGTGCCAGCCGTCACGGATTGCTGTTGATTCGGCCTCTGCCTTCTGCGGGCTGTTCTTCCAGCGGAACAGGCCCACCAGCCAGCCAGCAGCGAAACCAGTGACGAGCGCAATCAGCGCCCACGAAATGAGTGCGGTAGTGGTGTACATGGGCTTATTTACCTTTTGAAGGTGCTGGAGTTAAGCAGACCTGACGCACATAATCCTGCAGGCCGGTCAGTTGCTTTGTGACGGTTTCGATTCGCTCTCTGAGGGTGAAATAATCCCGCTGAGCGGCGTCTGTAAGTCGGGGGCTGCCATCATCATCCACGCGGGTGGTGGAGGATTTACCGGACACTGGCCGATCACATTTGGCTGAGACGCGCAGGCGCTTAGCCCCAGAATCGACATCCCTACGCAGATCGCTAATGGTTTTTTGCGCATCGGCTAAATCCTTCGTGTATCTGGCATCGATTGCCGCGACAGACTGTTGGCGGCGCTGCATATCGTCAATGGTTGCCTGGCGCGTGTCGGCAATGTTCTTTTGCGCATTTCGCTGCTCCTGAAAATGCAGGGCGTTGTCACGGTAGCGCCCCACAGCCAATAACAACCCGGCTATCAGCGCCACCAGCATGAACGCCAGCACAATGCGCCAGTTAATAATTAACCAGGTCATGGGTTCAGGCTCCAGTTGCAGATCTCCCGCTCAACGTCACGGCGGTTCGCCAGCCCCTGAATCCTCACGCGATCAACGTATACCCAGCTACGAAGGCCATCGCAGGCTTGCTGATAGCGACCGGCATTCAGGTTGCGCAGTACGGATGAATGCTCGAATGCATTAACGCCGACGTTATAGCTAAAACTGATAAGAGCGGCTTTCTGATATGAATTCGACGGCACCTTTACGGACCTTTCCACAGAGCGGGCATAGGGCCGCAAGTGCTTTTGCAGTAGCGCATCGCACTCTTTCTGCGTGTAGGTTTACCCCTCCGCACCAAAAGCAGTGTGTCAGGCTTCATCAGCCAGTCGAAGTTGGCATGCCAGCCGCTGCTGCTTTTGCCAAAGAACGAGTCGCGAGCCTCATTAAAAAATGCGCTGAAATAATGGCGAAAACATTCGTTAGCAGGCTTGCTGCGTGGGAAATGTGTCGCCAGATGGCGTATAGCCATCACCCTGTCTTCATCGATTTCAGCGTACATCAGACGACCGTTCGCCAGTTCGTTGTAAGCATCGATCACCGCTCCGCAATCGACATCCACCTGATTTTCACTCCAGCGAGTGGCATCAGACAGGTAGCCGTCAAAGCGGTTAACGCGGCAGATATTCGCGGGCTTAGCGACCGTTCCGTTGCGGCGCTTCCACGTCTCAGCGACCCAGCGCACCACCAGCTTGAGGTCATCAACCGTGTAGGCTTCGCGGGATGGACGTTCAGTAAGTAAAACGGCAAAGGCTTCTGCAGAGCGGCAGGTGGTGCCTGTGACCTCGTTGTAATAATCCAGGACCTGTTTTGCCTGTGATAAAACTTCCTCCGAAAATTCCCCCTTGGGGGCTTTAGGGGGATCTGTATTTATTGTCTTTTGAATAGTGTCTTTTGTGTGTCCCTGTTTTGGTGACAACCCTGTCACTGTTTTGGTGACACTATTTGTCACTGTTTTGGTGACAGTGACACCATCTTGGTGACAATGCGGTATTTGCCATTCCGAAAGGTGCTTATTTGGGCCAATATGCATCCCTACACGGAGCAGAACGCGCATGGCGATCAACTCATTTTTGGCCTTGTTTACCTTCTGGCGTGGCAGCTTGGTAAGCTCAGAAATCTGGCTATCAGAAATACGGTCCAGCTTCTTGTTAAAGCCATAAGTTTTGCGGCAAACAGCATGCGCTACCTTCGCCTGGTTACGAGTGAGGTTAGCGCCGATCAGCTCTTCGTACAGCTCATTAGCCAGCCGTGTATAACCGTCATCGGTATCGGCCATGCGTAGCTCCCCATGCTCTTTGTGAGCACGAAAATGGATAATTTCAGCGGTATTACTCATGCCCTGACCTCTCGCGCTTTATCTGCTCCAGAGCCTGGCGCAGCTGACGTCCGACTTCAGGGGAATACTGGCGCACTAACTCTTCGCGCGCCATGTCTTTATGTACAGTAGTTTCCTGTTGCGGCTTACGCCGTTTTTGTCGCATAATTAACCTCGCTTCCCAAAAGCAACGCTGTACACGACTGGACAGTTGGCGCTGTTCAGTCGCTCTTTCCCACCTCAATGAAATACTTCTCGAAGTACCATTTCGGTACACAGCACAGATGTTCGTAATCAGGCCGCATGAAAATGACCCTGCGTTCCTGCCTGTCGTAACTGATAATGTGCACGACAATGCCGCGCTTATCCCGAAATCGCTTATCGGTTTCAACAAACCTTTCATCCACCAGCGCCCCCGTCTTTAGAACGAATATGCTCAAGCATGCCAATCAGGCACTGGGCCAACTCACCGGTTTCATCGCCCTTGATGATCACCATGCCTGCTGGTTGTTGGAAATCTAAAGCAGCAAGTAGACGGCTGGCCTTTTCAACCAAACCGCCTCGACTCTGCCAGCGACTAACCTGTGATTTGTCGACCCCCAATTTCTTCGCAACTGCCGTCACCCCCTCGGCGGCAATACGGCTCACGATCTCACTCTCGATGTCACGCGCTTTGTTGCGCGACGTTGTGATTGAATCCATTTAAATTTTTCCTTATTTGGAGTGCAGGTTTATAGGATGTGGAAAGAGTTGAGGTAGGTCAGGCCTAATCTCATAGGCTTTAACTGCTCCGTTAGTGGCTTCTACAATCGCGTTAACATTTTCAGGAGAAACCCTTTTTTTGTTATGCAACCAACTCCATACGTTTGGCTGGCTAACACCTACGTGTATGGCTAGCTTTTTTTGGCTTCCAACAGATTGGATCGCTTTTTCAATAGCTTTGTTAACCATGCTTATACCCTTTAGTCTGTAAAGCGAGAATAATAACTATGAGTTTAAATAAAGTAAATACCCATGGATATTTGACGATGGATAACCACAGTTATATGTTCGCGGGCATGAATACAGAAACTCTCGCCGAACGGCTTAAGCTGGCAATGAAAGAAGCAGGGATGAGTCAGGCACAGCTCGCTGAAGCTGTGGGAATAGCTCAGCCTAGCATTTTCAAAATTTTGTCAGGAAAATCTCAAAATTCTGGGTACATAGTCCATTTATCTAAGGCGCTTGGGGTAAGACCTGAATGGTTAGCGCTTAACGAGGGGCCAATGCGCAAAAGCCATGAGAGTAACTACGACGCGCCATATCCCCCACCACAAACGCCAGATGTAAAATTCGTGCATATTTGGAAGGCAGAAGAGAAAACTAAGGATTTACAGGCAATTCCCAAAGAGCTGAACGCGGAATCATGTCGTGCCTTTTTTCTCGATCATGACTCGGGATTTCCTGAAGCAACTTTGAATTCTGTCGTGGTTGTTGATGTAAATGAACAGCCCAAAGTGCATGATTATGTGTTTGCATGTGTTCATGGTTCCTACAGCGTATATAGATTTCTCCCCGGAGATGAGGGAGGTTATCTTTCCCCTTCTGATCCCCGAGCCTCTCTTTTAAAAGTGGGAGAGACAGCAAAAATCATAGGTGTTGTTGTATACATTTCTAAGAAATTCAATCGATAAACGTTTAATCCGGTAGTTATATGTAAACATGCTGCCGGAATTTTTTCATACCCCCCGTTATCTCCCCTTATGTAGCCGACTTGCATAGAGCCCCCGTTTTTCGTTTAGAACAATCCTAGCTAATTTCCCAAATACTGTATATAAGTACAGTAAAATTTCCAACTAAAGCGTAACGGTAAATCTCCAACCATCCACCAATAAACATCCCTCCTCCTCAAGAAAAAATAAATTCATATATTTTACAAAAACATATTACTTTAAGTTCAAATATTCATACCCAAGGGTATTGATTGATAAAATACCCATTGTTATATTGCAGTCACAGCACGACGCAGCCCACCGCAGAAAGCTGTTCTGCTCTTTAACAAGTGAACATGTAATCACCGCGCTGGTGGCTGAGAGGCCCAAACTCAGCACCCTGGCATTCCCTGACCTCACGGGGTAAAGGCATCCCAGGCATGCGGCGGACAGTGTGGTGATTCAGTTTTTTTTGAGCTGCGTGAGATAGCAGGCGCAGCATCAAAACGAACTGGCATCTTTACCAAATGGGGAAATTAGTGATGGATAAAGCCTACGAAGAATATTTTGAAAGCCTGAAAGAAGGCGAAGAAGTGCTGAGCTTTGCCGAGTTTTGCGAAGCTTTAGCACCAGCCAAGAAAGGTTAACGCCTCACCAGGGCAAGGTCCGGAATCCCGCAGATATGCAGTTGGACTAAAAAGTAAACGCGGGCTTGAAGCTGGAGGATGGGGCCAGCACACAACGAAAAGAGCGCTGGCATGCAAAAAACAATTTCGCAGCCGTTGCAGTACCAAACGCCAGGATGGGGCGGCAGAAATGCGGTAGTGCTCTTTTCGTTGTGGTGAATTGCAGTCCATCGAGACAACCAGAAGATCAGCACCTGGCGCCACAACCCCACATTGCTGTGTAGTCTTTGGCCCCCGCCTCGGGGGCATTTTTTTGACTGCTTTTCAGCGCTCCGAGGTATCCATGCATTTCATCCTAAAACTGACCCGGCAGCGCATCAGCGAACTGCCTGAGGGAACGCCGATCCGTATAGGTGCGCGCGTCGTTATTTTCGACGGCTGCACCATCGAACCCAATTACAAGGGTGAGGACGAAACCTTTGTGTATTACATCGATGCGAACGGCCAGCGGGAACGCCATTTCGAATGGCTGTTACTCGAGTCAGGAACCGAATTCATTGAATCAGAACTGTGCGAATACTGCGCCCGGTTCAGGCATCCCACGGACATAAAGCAAGTTTCTATCAGGTTCTGGAACCGCAGCGAGGTCCGTTCATTCTGCAGCGATAAAGGCTGCGCCCTACTTTACCAGCAAACAATCCGCGTCCCGGCTGCGCGCCAGGGCAAACCAAGGAGACGTATCTCATGAGCCCTGTAGATCGCCTGCAGTTCAAACATCGCCTGACGGGCGCTGATTTCCACCCAAAGCCACGTCACTGGCTGACGCCGCTGCTTATCGCACTGTGTGTGGTGGCGGGAATGTGCCTGTTATGACAGTGACAACTATCCCTACTGAATTCGCCATTAACGAGGCCATGCGTTCGCTGGCGCTGAGTACCATCCTGGCGCTGTGCGAGCAAAATCAAATTAGTCCGGCAGATCTGGAAATGCTTGCCCACCAGCTGGCCCAGAGTGAAGCAAACGCGGACGCTAAATCAGGAGCTTTGAATGTCCACCATCATTCGCGTGATCGACACTGAAACCACCAGCTTTGAGGGCGGCGTGTGTGAGCTGGCCAGTATCGACATCGTTGGCGGCAAACTGTGTAACCCTATGAGCAATTTTGTTAAGCCGCCCGAGCCGATTACCGTTGGCGCCATGGCAGTGCATCACATCACTGATGCGATGGTTGCCGATGCCCCGTCGCTCAGCGATATAATTGACCGTTATCTGGGTGCCGACGTTTATGTGGCGCACAACGCCGCATTTGACCGGCCAAAGCTGCCACAAATTACAGCACCGTGGATCTGCACGCTCAAGCTGGCCCGCAAGCTTTATCCGGAGCTGGAAAGCCACTCCAACCAGTATTTGCGTTATCACTTCATGCTCGATGTTGATGTGCCTGAAAACCTTCATGCGCACAGGGCGCTGTACGACTGTTACGTCACAGCGGCATTGCTACTTCGCCTTAACCGTGACGCACGCCTGACGATAGCCCAGATGCGCGACATATCTGCGCGGCCTTCCCTGCTTCACACGATGCGCTTTGGCAAGCATAAGGGCAAAACCTTCGAAGAGATTGCCGGACAGGACCAGGGTTATCTCCGCTGGGCGCTGGCAAATATGGATCTGGATGAAGACCAGAAATTTACCATGCAACATTATCTGGAGGGCTGATATGGGCATTCCGGTTCTTATTCTGGGTGATTCAGGTTCTGGCAAATCAGCCAGCCTGATGCACCTGAACCCCGACGATGGTTTTCTGGTTAACCCGGAAAACAAACGTCTCCCGTTTAAATCCAGTGGCTGGAAGCCTCGCGACTTCACAGCTAAAACCGGCAACGTGTTTTTTACTGATGTGCCAGGTGACATTGTGTTGATCATCACCCACGCCCGCCGCGCCGGTAAGAAATTCGTTGTGGTTGACGATTTTCAGTATGTGATGGGTAACCAGTTCATGCGGCGCCGCAGTGAAAAGTCATTCGAGAAGTTCACCGAGATCGGGGGCGGCGCATGGGACGTGATCCGAGCAGCGCAGGCAGCGGAAGACGATTTGATTGTGTATTTCCTTGCTCACACGGAAGAGACACCAGCCGGCCGGATCAAGATGAAGACGATTGGCAAAATGCTGGACGAAAAAATCACGGTTGAGGGGATGTTCAGTATTGCCCTGCGTACCGGCGTGACTGACGGGCGCTATTACTTCACCACCCAGTCGGACGGAACGGACCCGGTTAAATCCCCGATCGGCCTGTTCGACCAATTTCAGATTGATAACGACCTGAACGCCGTTGATACGGCTATACGGGGCTATTACGAACTTAATGACGGAGTAACCGCATAATGCAGCAGCCAATTTTCACCTTTGACCCAGAATCAGCCAAGGCATCAGGCCCGGGCGGCGCATCTGAAACAGGTGCCTATACAGGCACTATCCGCAGCGCTGTGTTTACCAGCGGGCGTGATTCACAGTCCCAATCCATGGAGTTCTCCCTCGATTCGGATGTGGGCTCGATTAACTACCTTCGCGTTTCATATATTGGCCGCGATGGAAATCCGCTTAAAGGCGGTACCGCGATGATTAACGCAATTATGGGGCTCACCCAAACCAAGCAGCTATTTTCAACTGAGGTTCAGGGCGAAAACGGTCCGGAATATCACTGTAAGGATCTGGAAGGTAAGCCGATCGGCTTTGTTCTGCAAAAAGTTTTGTACACCAAAGAAAATGGCGGCGATGGTTACAAATTCGAAATCCGTCAGGCATTTGGCACCAAGACACGCAAGACGTACAAAGAAGCAATGGAGAATCTTCCAGCCGAAGCCATAGAGAAATTGCTTTCAGTGCTTGCCGATCGCGATGAAAGACAGCCACAAACCCAGCAGACCATGAGCGGCATGGGCGCAAGCAATCAACGTTCTATGCTGGGCGGCAACCAGCAAACCGCAACTGGAAACAACAATTCACGTCTTGCCCAGGCCACTGGAGGTGGACGAAACAATAATCCGCCGCCTGACTTCGACGACGACATCCCGTTCTGATTTCGACATTTATTTTTTAAATCAATGCTTTACATAAATGATCTGTGTGAATATTAAGCTGTTGGAGAACCGTCTGCATAGAAATGTGCACGTACGGTTCAGTGGGGGGACAACGGCTATCCCATAATGGGCGCACGTGCCCTACCCAACATAGGAATATAAATTACAAACAAAAAAAAGGTTATATTAAAATATTTAATGCTTACATTTGTAATTGATTTATTAATGCAAGCAACTCATCATGTAAGGTGCCCCCTTCATCAACAACATCAATATAACCATTTACTCTATTAACCTTATACTGGAGAGATTTATTATCAAGCCATTCCAAAACCATCCCTCGCTTAGTACGCATTATATTTTTAATATTAATACGAGTTATACCACTTTTGGATCTAAGTAAATAATGCTCATCAGATGGGCCTGTGTATTCACTTTTTGATGGTGAAGATGTCATCTGTAATCGAACCAGCGTATCTTTAATGACTCGAATATCTTGAATTAATGCTTCATTCGCACTAATTTCATCAAGCTTTATATCTCCCTTATCAAATGAGCCAAAGTTTTTTAATATAGGGCTATTCTTCTTGTCATTTGATTTTATGTACTCTTCATAAGTGGCTTTAATTTTGGCTTCCAGTTTATCTTGGAATTTATTTACTAAACCATGTCTTAGATCTTTAGGATAACTGATATGTTCAATAGTTCCTGAATCAAAGCAATATTCTGTAGCATCATCCTTAATAATTATTACCGGCTTATCAAAGGCGATTCGCATACCTAGCTCAAACATTACGTTAGGATTTCTCGAACTAACATCACAAATAATTAGATGATCTTCATTCAAATTACTTACTATGCGAGAATGGATTGTAGTTATTGCCCCCCCATCACTTACAATCCTGCCTTTCCTTATGCCAATATCAATGATAGTATCGTCAATAATTCGCATAACATCATTCCAATGAGTTTCAGGATAGCCTTCTGTTTTAGCAATAGGCATGACATAACCAATTTTTAGATCTTCCAGTTTTATTTCTTTCGAAACATCAGACACTACATTTTTCTTAACTGTCATAACGACTCCATTAAACATTAGCAATGCAAGTAATTTACATAGTAATCAGATGTAAAATCAAATAATATTGTGGGTGATTTTTAATACTTCCCCCTAACTTTAAAACTTTTTTGCCAAATTGGAAAAAAAGAAGCACCAATCTAGTTAGCTGCAGCGCTGCAACATAGATTGCAGAATTCACACGGATGCCTATACTCAATTATGAGAGATAGATCACATTAATTATCTTTTTTTTATGTAAATTAATTAAAAAAATTAATGTCTATGGAAGGTAACCATGTCGGCACAAACTAATAAACCTTTACCCACTCTGGGACATGATAGTAAAAATCCTCCACCACCTGTTAACTATATTCGTCCCACCCCTCCCCCGCAGCCGCCTAAAACTGATAAAAAGTAAACTGAGGATTCAGAATGGATGCTATGAGTGGGGATCTGTTTAAGATACTGATGCTACTTTTACCAGGATTCCTCACGGCTTGGATTTTTCATGCATTCACCGCTTATCCCAAACCTTCTCAATTCGAGAGAGTGGTTCAAGCTTTAATATTTACTATCTTTATTCAAGCACTTCTATATATTGTAAAACCAATAATTCTATGGATTGGTGATTTTTACAGCTTCGGCCCTTGGGGCTCTGACGCAAATACATTTTGGTCATATGTGATTGCATTCTTTATTGGGTTAATATTCAGCTCTTTAGCGAATAATGACAGCTTTCACTCTCTTATGAGAATAATACGTGTAACTAAACAAACATCTTATCATTGTGAGTGGTTTGGGACTTTTAACGATAATATTACGCATGTCATACTACATCTAAATGATGACAGAAGAGTATTTGGCTGGCCGGAAGAGTGGTCAGCTGATCCTGAGAAAGGACAGTTTATTCTCCGCAACCCATCATGGGTAACAGAAAGTGGCTATATCGATATGCCCACAGTCAAGTTCATAATGTTTAAAACATCCGACATCAAGTGGGTTGAATTTATGCAAGATAATCCTGAGGTTATTTATGTCGAGAAAACTACCGACACCCCCACCATATAAGACTCCCAGTAATGATGGTGTTAGGGGTGGTAAAAACCCCCCTCCTCCTACAATTTATGAAAGGCCAGCAGCACCGCCTTCCCCTCCGCCAGGAAAGAAATAAGCAATAGCCCCGCACTGCGGGGTTTTTTTATTGCCCAAAAATATAAATTGCCAACCACCTATTCACGAAGTTATCGCTATGCTGATCGGTTTCGTCCTTATCATTTCCTCTTTGCTGTCCGTCCCTGTAAGCGAAGACACCTATTCAACCTTAGCAGCATGCGAACACGTTAAAGAACAACTGCTTAAACGAGAGTCGATTTCTCAGCTTGAATGTGCGGAAGTGAGGCGCTAGATTACTGTATAAACAAACAGTATTTGGTGATATGTATGCGTAGGTTTGTCAGCGGCGGTTTAACATTCTATCTTCTGGATCAGGGTGACACTGAGCCAAACTTAGGCAAGGAATATCTCTACATTCCTAGGTACATGATAAAACCTGTCGATGCTGGCTGGATTGCATTAATCCTCAATTGCGATGAAAGGCTGTGGCAACCCATCAGCGACCGCTTGTTTGCTTCAGAGAATGAAGCGTTTAACTTCGCATATGATCATTTTTCTGTTGAGCAGAGTAAAACAGAGCGGCTTATCCCTGGATGGAAAAGCACCTGAGTCATCCCAAACCGCGAAAGCGGTTTTTTAATACCCCTCACAAATGAAATCGAAACTCCTGGCGCATTACGCGCACCACAAACCCGTATACGACGTCGCCGTTAGTGGAGGCGTCTGGATCATGCTGCTCATCGCTATTCTTTGCCTTGAGCTTTATCTCCAGTGAGGTGAGTCCATGGAAACTCAGTCATCTCAGGGAAAGCCTACTGGAATGGTCGGCAGGTCACCTGCTGCTGTTCCGCCTATGATTTCCCGCATCGCTTTAGCGGTGGCCGATGCAATGGCTACCAGATGGCAAAAAACTGCTTTGAAAATCGTCTCAGCTGCCTGAACTGCATTTGCCTTCATGAAGGCGGCTGCGACGTAGTGAATGAAACTGAAACTCCCGCCGAATGCCCGCATGTAGTGGACTTTTGCTCTTACCACCAGATTGATTTATCCAGAAAATTCAAACGCTGATTTGAGGTATCCCACGTATGGAACCAACCCAACTATCGCCATATTGCCTGGCGCTTGAAACTTTGCGCGCCCAGCCTACCCACCAGCTAAAACAGATTGGCGATCAGTGGCGTTCGCCTGATCGTCTCTGGTGGGGCATAAATTCGATGTTCGGTCCGTTCGTGCTGGACCTTTTCGCCGATGAGAGTAATGCCAAATGCGAGGCGTTTTACAGCGCCGAAGATAATGCGCTTTCGCAGAACTGGTCTGAACGTCTGGCAGAGCTAAATGGCGCAGGTTACGCTAATCCGCCCTATTCCCGCGCCTCGCAGCATGACGGGCAGTATATAACCGGCATGCGCCAGATAATGGCCCATACGCTGGCAATGCGGGAGGCTGGCGGTCGCTATGTATTCCTGATCAAGGCCGCTACTGGCGAGGTCTGGTGGCCAGAGGAAGCCGACCATATCGCATTCATTCGGGGCCGAATCAGTTTTGACCTGCCCGTCTGGTACCGGCCCGAGGAAGGCCAGCCCACTGAGTCATCTGCCGGGTTCGGGGCCGCTATAGCGGTTTTCGATAAGTCCTGGCGAGGTCCAAAGTTCGATTACATCAGTCGTGATCTGCTGGAAGCTCGCGGCGCCACGTTTATGGCTCAAATTGAGCGTGCAGCGCAACGTCTGACGCCTCGTAATATCCGGCCCACCGTCCCAGAGTCAGCGAATGATGTCTGGCCAGCCGAAGTACAGCTATTGGCCGATCAGCTACCAAATCTTAAATCACTCGCTACCGAGCACCAGCGCAAGGTCATGCATCACATGAACCGCATGCTGCTGGAGCGCCAGCCCTCAACAGAAATTATTGCTGCAGCTCAGTCGCTGACGGCCACTTTCGGAGAACAAACCCTGTGAGAGAAATCATTGTCGATAATTTTGCCGGGGGCGGCGGAGCCAGCACCGGCATTGAAATGGCAACCGGCCGCAGTGTCGATATCGCCATTAACCATGATCCAAACGCGATCGCCATGCACACCACCAACCACCCTGACACGCTTCATTACTGTGAGTCTGTGTTCGACATTAACCCGGTAGCAGCGACCGCAGGCGCGCCAGTCGGTCTGGCGTGGTTTTCACCTGACTGCCGCCACTTCAGCAAAGCTAAAGGCAGTAAGCCGGTTAAAAAAGAAATACGCGGTCTGGCATGGATTGTCGTTCGCTGGGCGCTGGCAAAGCGTCCTCGCGTCATCATGCTTGAGAACGTGGAAGAGTTTAAAACCTGGGGGCCACTGTTACCCACGGATGAACGACCGGATCCGGCCCGCGCAGGTGAAACCTTTGCCGCGTTCGTCGGCATGCTGAGTAAAGGCGTTCTAGCTGATCACCCTGCGCTGGATGAGGTATGCGACTTTCTGCAAATTGGCCGCCACAGTTCTGACGCGCAAAAACTGGTGAAAGGCCTGGGTTATGCGGTTGAACACCGGGAGTTGCGCGCCTGCGATTTCGGCGCGCCAACCATCCGCAAACGCTTCTTTATGGTCATGCGCTGTGACGGGGTACCAGTAACGTGGCCGGAGCCGTCACACGGTGATCCGAAAAGCCTGGCTGTGCAGTCCGGACACCTCAAGCCATGGCGGACGGCTGCAGAGTGTATCGACTGGTCTATCCCCTGCCCGAGCATATTTGGACGCAGTAAGCCGCTGGCAGAAAACACGATGAAACGGATTGCTCGCGGTATCCAGCGATTCGTGCTAGACAACCCGACGCCGTTTATCGTCAAGTGCAATCACACCACCAGCAAAGGTGGCTATGACTGCTTTCGCGGACAGTCGCTGCACGACCCGCTACAGACAATCACGCGCAAACATGGCTATGCGGTGGTCACGCCGCATCTGACTAAATTCCGCACTGGCGCTACAGGACAGGAACTTACAGAGCCGGTACCGACCATTACGGCTGGAACCTCTAAACGGCCTGGCGGCAATGGTCATGCGCTGGGCATGGTAATAACTCACCTGACACCTTTTATCATTGGTGCCGGTGGCCCGAAATACTCAGCTAAACCCCGGCCTACAGATCAGCCGATGAATACTGTGGTCAACACAAATCATTCCTGCCTGATAACGCCAGTGGTTGTAAGACAGTTTGGCAAAAGCACCGGACATCCTGTTGATTCACCATCAGGCACAGTGACAGCTGGAGGAGGAGGAAAAAGCGCTCTGGTTTGTCCGACCTTAATTCAGATGGGATACGGGGAAAGAGTTGGACAGGCACCACGCGTACTGAATCTGGGTAAGCCTGTCGGAACGGTCACCGCGGGCGGAAATAAGTTTGCGCTCGTTTCGGCGTTTATGGCTAAGCATTTTGGCGGCAACTACACCGGCCCCGGCGCCGCGGTTGATGGGCCAGCGCATACCGTCACCACCACGGATCATCATGCTCTGGTTACAGCTAACATCATGGTTAACAACACGGGCCACCCTGGCGGCTCCGTTGAGGAACCCGCTCACACCGTGACTACCGGAAATCACCATGCTGTCGTCACATCCAACCTGATTAAATTTCGCGGCACCAATACGGGCCAGAAAACTGACAGCCCGGCGCACACCATCACGGCAAACGGTAATCACCTGGGCGAGGTTCGGGCGTTCCTGATGAAGTATTACGGGAATGAAAAAGGCGGCGTAGGCCTGGACGAACCGCTGGGAACGGTGACAACAAACGACCGCTTTGGTCTGGTCACGGTCGATGGCACCGATTATCAGATTGTCGATATCGGCATGCGTATGCTCCAGCCGCATGAGCTCTATGCTGCACAGGGCTTCCCTTCCTGGTATGTCATCGATCGGGATTATCGCGGTACCAAATATGCCAAAGATAAACAGGTTGCCCGATGTGGCAACGCCGTTCCCCCGCCCTTCGCTGAGGCTCTCGTAAGGGCTAATTTGCCGGAAATGTGTTCGCCTCTTTCACAGGAGAAAATCGCATGAATCTTCACTGCGTGCCTATTTCAACGTACTGCCAGAACACTGGCGAATCCATCGATGCCATTAACAAACGGATACAAAGGAAGATCTGGAGGGAGGGCGTACACGTATTAAAAGTGGACGGCGTCCGTGAACGCTGGATTGATCTTGATGAGGTGAACAGATGGGCAAGAAACAGCAGGGATCCGCTTTACCGCGCGGAATAACCGTGCGGCAACACAAAACCGGAGACACACTTCAGCTGACATTCACTTATAAAGGGGTTCTGTGCCGTGAGCCCCTTTCAGGAATGGAAGTTAACCCACGCAATATTAAATACGCTGAGAGGTACTTGGGGGAAATACAAAACCGGATCGCTACGGGGGAATTTCACTACCTGAGTTATTTCCCCCGCTCCAAAAAAGCGGCTCTTTTCGGTCATGAAAAAAAGAAAAAGACGGTGAAGGACTATCTTGAAGAGTATCTGGTGATCTGCGAAAACCGGAATCTCTCACCCTCCACCATGGACGGTTATCGCAAATGCCTGCGCGCGCTCAGTGAGCTACACAAAATCTGTGTAACCGACCTGACGCCATCAGCACTGAAACACTGGGTGGCCAGCAGAAAAACCAAACTGAAGACCATCCGTAACCGGCTGTCATTTTTGCGCAGCGCCATCGATGAAGCCGTTACAGATGGCCTGATACCTGACAATCCGGTTGCCCATATCAGCGCATCGCGCTATTTCTCGGTCGAGTCCGGCAATACTGAAGAGTATGAGGTAGACCCTTTCACGCCAGACGAGATACGGATCATCTATCTGAACTGCAAATACCTGCAGTGGAAAACCACGTTTCAGTTTGCATTCAATACCGGCGTCCGGCCATCCGAACTGTGCGCGCTGAAATGGGCAGACATCGACTTTCAGAGACGAACCGCCTTTGTTCAGAACGCCATCGTTGAAGGCATTTTCAAAGGGACAAAAACCAAATCCGGTACCCGCAAAATTGAGCTCAATGACGAGGCAATCCAGGCACTGAACGAACAAAAGCAGTTCACGCTGATGAAGAGTGAATTTGTGTTTGAGGATCCGAGCAACGGACAGCCCTGGTCCGGTTCGGGCGACATTCGACAGAAAGCGTGGCGCCACATCATGCGGGCGTCAAAAATCCGGTACCGCAATCCCTACCAGACCAGGCACACGTTCGCGACGATGCATATCAGCGCAGGCGTTAACCTGTTTTGGTTGTGTAAGCAGATGGGACATAAGGGACCGGATATGCTTTTCAGGAACTACGGATCGTACCTGGCGGACTATGATGGAAACCTTTCACGGCCCGGACTGAAGTCAGGCAGCGAATAA